TACCTTGGGATGGCTGGCCTCAAGACAAACGAGATTCTTGAGGTCATGCCGGGTATGCTCGACCTTGCCGCAGCTGGGAACCTGCAACTTTCAGACGCCGCAGACATCGCAACCAATGTCATGTCTATGTATGGCATGGAGCTAAGCGAAATCGGTCACTTGTCTGACGTTCTCGCAAAGGCTGCCGCGTCGTCAAACACGAACGTTTATGAGTTGTCAGAGGCAATAAAGAACGTTGGTGCTACGGCTAATCAGGCAGGGGTTAGCGTCGAGGAAACTACAGGCGCGCTGATGATTCTTGCCAACAGCGGTATCAAGGGCGGCGAAGCTGGCACACAGCTCATGAACGCCTTCAAAGCCCTTACGGCGATGACGCCAAAGACCGCCAAAGCATTAAAAGCGATGGATATCGCCCCCGAGTCTTTGCTTGATTCAGAAGGCAAGATAAAAGATTTCAACGGGATCCTTTCCCAACTCGCATCAAAGGGTGCAACTCTTGGTGAGTTGTTCCAAATCTTCGACATTCGCGGTGCCAAAGCAATGGCAGTGCTCAAGGACGCAGGGGACAAACAGCTTTCGTCGTTCATCACTTCCCTTGAAAATGCCGATGGAACAGCAAAGAGCATGGCAAAAACCCTCATGAAGGGCGCGCCGGGTGCTATCAAGCGATTCCAGTCCGCACTTGAGGGCGTAAAACTGGTCATGGCCTCAACAATCCTACCCGCATTTACAAGCCTGATAACCAAGGTTTCGCAGGTCTTTGCGTACCTGCAAGAGAGTGCGCCGTGGGTGCTCAAGTTTGCGACATACGGGCTTGTCCTCTTTGCCGCCCTTGGTGCAATTGTTGTCCCTCTTGGCATTATCGCCTCCAGCCTCGGGACACTATTGACGCTTATTGGTGCGATCTCTGCGCCTGTGTTGGCCGTTGTTGCCGCTGTGACCGCTGTAGGTGCAGCGTTTGTCTACTGGTACAAGTCCGCACATCCGGTCATAGATGTCATTAAGAGGATGGCAAACTTGATTGGCGGCGTGTTTGCCCCATTGATTCCTGACTTGTCTGGTTTCTTTGAGGGCGGCGCAAAGTCGGCTGGATTTTTCAGTGCTGCAATGGACAAGCTCGGAAGCGTTTTACAGGTTATGCTCTCTCCTCTTGAGGCAATGCTTGTTCTTGTTCGCGGACTTGTTGAGGGCTTCGTTTCCATCGTGACTTTGGACTTCGATAAGCTTAAAGGTATCGGCGGGAAACTTATGAGCGGCCTTGGCGACGCCGGGGGGAGCTTTGTCGGAGGAATTAAAGACCTATTCGGTATGGGCGACTCCACAGAGACTACAGCCCGTGACGCCTCGCAAGAGAAGACCCGCGCGACCACGAACAACAACAAGGTCAATGCAAATATCAACCTTCGGGCGGAAAAGGGGACTAACGTCTCTGCCGCAGAGCCTGACTTAGACACGGGAGGAAACGTTGCCTTCGCGAACTAACGACATTCTTACAGCATCATTCAAGGGTGTAACGTTTTCCGTGCGCTCGGAGTCTCAACCCGAGGGTGGACGCAAAATCGTCTTACATGAGTACCCCAACTCTTCTGAGCGATATGTGGAAGATTTGGGGCAAATCCCGCCACGGTTTAGGCTTACTGCGTTTGTCCACGGTCCAGACTTTCTTTCTCGTTCAAAATCGCTTGAGGGCGTACTGAATGACGAAGGTCCGGGCAATCTTGTCATGCCAACTTTTGGTGCTGTCGAGTGCTACGCATTGCCGTATAGGAAAAACGCTTCGCAAACAGAAGTCGGCGTTATTTCTTACGAGCTGGAATTTGCTGTTGGTAATGCAAATCGTGCTCCGGTTGTCGCCCCGTTTACGGTTGAGACTGTTTTTGCTCTCGGAGATGCCGCCAGACTTGCTATTCAAGGCGCGTTTGAGGATTCTTGGATATCCCCAATCGATATCGCAAACAAGCGCGTTGCACAGTTTGACGTCTTGAGTTCTGTTGATAGTGTCATTGCAGGATTTAAGAATATTTCATCAGACCTTGGAATCAACGAAATTATAAACGCCGCAAACAAACTAAGGAACACAATTGGCGGAGCAGTAAGGAGCGGGGCAAGCCTCGCTGCTGGTTTAATGGTTGGCACACCTGATGTGCCCGGATTATATCAGGCGGTATCTCTCGCTCAGTCTGCTGGGGACGGCTACAGGGCGGCAATCGGACTCATCAACTGGGGTAGCGACTTGACCCTACAGCTTGGTGAGATTACGCGTTCGTCGGTCCTTAACGACCCGTTTTCTGATGTATCTGGAAGCAGATCTATTCCGCTTTGGCCGGGTTCAACTCGCGGAAGGGTAACACGAAACCAAAACAGAGTGACACTTGTTGACACTACAAGATTGAATTCGTATGTTATTGCGTGTGAACAAGCCGCAGATTCGTCATACCAAACAGCTGATGGGGTGGTAAGTATCCGCGATGAAATAGAAAGCGGATTTGATGGGATGATAACTGAGGACGGCGCAGACCACTCCAGAATTGCAGGGCGTCAAGAGGTAAGGTTTGCCATTGAAAACGTACGTCAAGCAACTTTGCAGGTATTGAGAGAAAAACAGCAAAACGCATACAAACTAGTTGATGTTGAAGACGCTGGTAGTCCGTCTTTGCCTGTCCTCACACATAATTTGTACGCCGAAAGCTTTGGAAGCTCTGGAGACTTTGAGGAGAGGCTAAACACTGTGCGCAAACTTAACCCCACACAGAGCGCTGTTCGGGCTACTGGCCCAGCTACAGTTCTACAGAGTGCATAATGAGCTTTGAGATACAGCTTAATGGGCGTCCTTTTAGACTTTGGGAAAGCGCAAGTGTTACGAGAAGCATAGATAGTAACACGGGGACTTTTTCGTTTAGCAATTCGTCGCGCCTTCCAGCCGCCTACCCCGTGAGGGCTGGGGATGCCGTGCGCGTTTTGATTCATGGCACGCCTGTATTGACTGGGTATGTTGATGAGGTTTCGGCGTCCGGTGACTCTGGAAGCAATACTATTTCTGTTTCTGGAAGAGACACAACCGCAGACCTCGTTGACTCTAGTTTACCCGACGGTGCAAAGAGTATAGCAGGGTTGCTTACCCTGTCTGATTTGGCAGAAAAGGTTGCCTCAGAGCTTGGGGCAAAGATAGGCGTTGTAGACTCCACTGGTCTCGAAAACTTCCTTGCAGACGCCCAAGTAGACGGAAGCACAGGATCAACCTGTATGGACCTCCTTACAAGCTACGCGCGCAAGCTACAGGTGTACATTATTGCCGACGGTCGCGGTCGCCTTGAGATATTCCGCCCGGGTGGTAAAAAGGCGTCGTCACCGCTACTACACCTCATCAATGGCAGACAGAACAATGTCAAGAGTTGGAGCGTAAAGGCAGGATACCAAAAGAGATACAACCGTTATATTTGTCGCTCTCAGGATAATGTAGGGTTCGACCCCGACGCTGACTATGGTGACGATGGGACGGCGAGGACTGGCGATATTGAGGACCAGACTATCCGCCCAGGTAGAATCATTGAGGTACAAGCCGAAGAATCGATGACCGATGAGCAGTGCGCAAAACGCGCAAATGAAGAGGCCAATCTTCGCCGCGCGAGAAGCACAGAATATACCGCAACTGTAGCTGGTACGCAGCAAGCGAACGGAGAACTGTGGTCAATTGGGCAGATAGTCAGTGCTAACGATGAGTTTGCAGGCATAAGAGGCGAATATATTATCAGGTCTGCAAAGTATTCGATTGATGTCGGTTCTGGATCACAGACCACGATGACCCTCGCTCCTGTTGATGCGTACACCGTGCAGGGCGTTGAGACCGTTGGTAATAAGCGCAAAAGTCGCTCACCGTCACAAATTGAGAACCAATCAGCACCGCAATCAGCACGGAGAGTCAGATGATTAGGCGTCCACGCGATGTCGCGAATAAAATTAAGTCCATAGTCAAGATTGCAACGATGAAGATTTGCGACGACTCTGGGCCGTTTCGCTTTTGCAGGATTAAGGCTTTCGGAAAGGAACAAAAAGTCAACGCGTTCACCCCGTACGGGTTGATAAATAATCCCCCCAAGGATTCTATGGCGGTAGTTTTCCTTGTCGGAGGCGAAGAATCGAAGTCTATCGCCCTTATTGACGACCCGAAGCGGCGGATAAAGAACATGGAAGAAGGCGAGGCGGGACTTGCAAACTACCTTACAGGCTCAACCATTATAATCAAATCCAATGGCGATATTGACGTTGACGCCCACGGAAATGTTAATGTGACCGCCACGGGCAATATAAATGCGACTACGACGCAGGATATTACCCTTTCTGCTGGGCAGGAAATCTACCTCAACACGCCGTCCATCAGGTGGAATGGTGGCACGATTGACAATTCTGGTGTTACGGTGCAAAGTGGAGACATTACAGCGGATACGGTAAGCCTGAAAACTCATGTTCATTCAGGCGTTCAATCCGGACCAGACAACACTGGAACCCCGGTGGAATAGTGCAAGACGTACAAATCAAACCAAACGAAGACGGCCTCTTTGACCTCGTTATAGACGGGGCGGACTTTGCAGGTGTTGACGGTCTTGAAACCGCGATTGCAAACAGCTTGTTTAGTGACCGCCGAGCCG